CGAACCTCGTCGTCAAGTTCGACCGGGACACGAGCGAGGACGCATTCGACGAGTTCGTGAAGCAGTTCCGGTCTTCCCACCAGGGATCGCGCAACGCCTACAAGACGCTGTTCCTCACCGGCGGCGCCGACGTCACCCCCGTCGGCGTCGACTTCAAGCAGCTCGACTTCGCCGCCACCGTCGGCAAAGGCGAATCCCGGCTCGCCTCGGCGTTCGGCGTCCCGCCCTCGTGGGTTGGGTTCTCCGAAGGCCTCTCGGGCTCGTCGCTGAACGCCGGAAACTTCACCGCCGCACGCGACCGCTTCGCCGACGGCACCATCCGCCCCTGGTGGAGGGACGCCGCCGCCTCCCTCGAAGTCCTCATCGACCGGCCCGACGACGGCGCGTCCCTCTGGTACGACGACCGCGACATCGCGTTCCTGCGCAAGGACGAAGCCGACCAGGCCAAGATCCACGCCGCCGAAGCCCAGACCATCCGCACCCTCATCGACGCGGGCATGACCGCCCCCTCGGTCATCGCCGCCGTCAACGCCCAGGACTGGAGCCTCCTCGAGCACTCCGGGCTGTACAGCGTCCAGCTGCAGCCCGCCAACCAGCAACCCACGCAGCCAGCAACCGGCAACTCGCCGGAGGAATCCGGAGAGGAGACCGAGGACTAATGGACACCAAGAGCCTGCACGTCGAGATCAAAGACGCCGACAAGGGCGAGGTCGAGGCCCTGTTCTCGACCTACAACGTGATCGACAAGGACGGCGACGTCACCCTGCCTGGCGCGTTCGATGACGGCGCGCCCGCGAAGATCTCCGCTTACGGCCACGCCTCCTGGTCCGGGGTCCTCCCGGTCGGAAAGGGCACGATCAACGACATCGGCACCGGCGCGGTCATGCGCGGCAAGTTCTTCCTCGACACCACCGCCGGGAAGGATACGTTCACCACCGTCAAAGAGCTTGGGCCGCTCCAGGAATGGTCGTACGGGTACGACGTCATCGAGTCCGAGTTCGGCGAGTTCGACGGCAAGCACGTCAGGTTCCTCAAGAAGCTGAAGGTCCACGAGGTCTCCCCGGTGCTCATCGGCGCCGGCGTCGGCACGATGACGATGTCGGCGAAGTCCGCCCCGGCCGCGAAGGCTGTGCGGCGCGCCGTCCCCGTGCACGAGACTGCCGTCGCCTCCGCCCCCTGGGACGCCCCGAAGACCGCCGCCGCGCTCCCCGACGACCTGCGGCCCTCCCAGCTCCGCACCGTCTACGCGTGGGTCGACCCCGACGGCGACCCCGAGGCCAAGTCCTCCTACGACTTCCCGCACCACCACGGTGTGGGCGGACCGGCGAACCTCCGCGCCTGCATGGCCGGGATCGCCGCCCTCAACGGCGCCAAAGGCGCTGCACTCTCCGATGACGACCGGCAGGCCGTCTGGGAGCACCTGGCGTCCCACCTCAAGGACGCCGACCGCGAACCCCCGCAGTTGCGGGACCGCGGCACCTCGCCGGTGAAGTTCGCCGACGAGCTCCTGGAGGGCCTGGCTGGGCTCTCCGGGCTGATCGACAGCGCTGCACGGGTGGTCGCTCTGCGTGCGCAGAAGGGCAAGACGCTCTCGAAGTCGAACACCGAACTCCTGGAATGGATCGGCGACGACCTCGCGCGGCTGAAGGCCCTCATCGAGTACTCACCCGAAGGCGCCGTCGACGACGACGAGGTGGCATCGCTGATGCTCCGCTCGCTCGCGGCGCTGAACGATCTGTAAAGGACAGACGAGATGCCCACTGAAACCGACGAGCGCGAGCGCCTCATCGAGTTCCCCGCGCTGAAGGAAGCCCGCGGCGAGCTCGACGCTCGACGCAAGAGCCTGCGCGACATCCTCGCCGAGGCCGGCCCCGACTACGACATGACCAAGATCAAGTCCGTCACCGGCGACAACGCCGCGAAGGTCAAGGCGATCCAGGACCTCAACGAAGAGATCAACGAGCGCAAGCAGAAGGTCGACGAGCTCCTCGTGGTCGCGCGCGCCGCGGCCGAAGCGAAGTACGCCGAGGACGAGCCCGAGCACAAGGGCCTGTCCGAGGACGGCGACGGCTCCGGCCGCGGCCCCGAACGCAAGGACGGCGGCAACAAGAGCCTCGGCGAGCTGTTCATGGGCTCGCAGGCGTTCAAGGGGTACGGGCGCGGCTCCGGGCAGGGCCCGCAGGCGCACCTGGACCTCGACGTCGGCAAGTTCCTCAAGGCCGACTTCCTCACCTCCGCCGGGTGGGCGCCCGAGTCGGTGCGCACCGGCCGCGTCGAGTCGTTCCCGACCCGGCCCGCGCCTCGCGTGGTCGACTTCCTCCCGCAGACGACCACGACCCAGGCCGCGGTCGTCTACATGGAGGAGACCACGTTCACCAACACGGCCGCGGAGACCGCCGAGGCCGGCTCGTACCCCGAGGCCGCGCTCGCGCTGACCGAGCGGACCGTCGCGGTCCGCAAGATCGCCGTCTACCTGCCCGTCTCCGACGAGCAGTTCGAGGACGAGCCGCGCGCCCAGCAGTACGTGAACAACCGGCTCCCGTTCATGCTCCGCCAGCGCCTGGACCTCCAGGTCCTTGTCGGCGACGGCTCCGCCCCGAACCTGCTGGGCACCGAGAACGTCTCGGGCATCCAGACCCAGGCCCTGGGTACCGACTCGACCACCGACGCGATCTACAAGGCCATGCGCCGCATCCGCGACGACGGCTTCGCCGAACCGAGTGTCGTGTTCATCCGGCCCTCGGCGTGGGAGTCCGTGCGGCTGATGAAGACCGCGGACGGCATGTACATCTGGGGTCACCCGTCGATCCCCGGCCCGACCACGGTCTGGGGCGTCCCGGTCGTGGAGACCACCGCGGTCACCGCGACCAAGGCCGTCATCGGCGACTACACGAACTTCTCCGAGCTCGCGGTCCGACGCGGCATCGACATCCAGGTGTCGAACTCGCACTCGGACTTCTTCGTCAAGGGGAAGCTGGCGATCCGCGCCGACATGCGCGCCGCCCTCATCCACTACCGCCCCAAGGCCTTCGCGGTCGTCACGGGCCTGTAGCCGAGGAAGCGCCCGGGGCTGCACCACCGCCCCGGGCGCGATCGAGAAGGAGAACCACCATGGCAACAGTGCCCGGGACCGGGAAGATCGGTTCCACCTCGTACATCGGCCGCACCAAGTGGGCCCGCGCCTCGTACGACTTCGCCGTCGACGGCGGCGCCGTCGGCGACATCGCCCTGCGCGGCGACCGGATCCCCTCCGGCGCGGTCATCCTCGACTCGCTGATCAAGGTCGACACCGCGCTCACCTCCGGCGGCGCGGCCACCGTCGCCGTCAAGGTCGAGTCAGCCGCGGACGTCAACGCCGCCGACGCGATCTCCGGCGCCCCCTGGTCGACCACCGGCGCCAAGCGCGGCGACCTCACCGCCACGACCGCGCCGGTCACGACGACCGCCGCGCGCACCATCACCGCCACCGTCGCGACCGCCGCCCTCACCGCGGGGAAGTTCTCGATCGCCATCGCCTACGTGGAGCTGACATGAGCATGAAATTCACGATCCAGGACTCCGTGCGCGCCGGCGCCCGCGAAGTCGGCGAGCTGTGGACGGTCGACCGGCACCTGTACCTCACCGAGGACCAGAAGCGCGTCGTCGAGGAAGGCGACCCGGAGGGGCGCTGGCTGTGGGCCGCGCCGGGGCGGCAGGTCCCGCTCTCGCAGGCGCGGCAGCTCGGCGCTGTCCCCGGTGACGGCGAGGACGTCGAAGGCGACCTCGAGGACGCCGTGCACGCCGGGGTGGCCGCCGACCGCGCCCAGCAGGTGACGTTCCCCGTCGGCGATACCGAGGACGACGAGGTCCCGGACGAGGCAGCCGAAGCCGACGAGGCCGAGGCCGACCTTGAGGACGACAACGACGAGGAGGCCCCGGTGGAGCCGGAGGAGAAGCAGGCCGCGGCGCCCGAGAACAAGATGGTCGGCGCACCGGAGGGCGACAAGCGCCCGGACGCGAAGACCGTGCGCGCGTGGGCGAAGGACAACGACGTGGAGGTGCCCGCCAAGGGCCGCATCCCCGACGACGTCATGGACGCCTACAACAAGGCCCACTAGGGGAATCGATGGCGCTCGGCGACGACTACATCACCAAAGAGCAGCTCAAGGAGCGGCTCGGCATCAACGACGCCGTCGACGACGCCGTCCTGTCGGTGGCGGTGTCCTCCGCCACCGAC